CGGGGAGCAAGCTGAAGGCGAAGGGTCGACCGATGGTGATGAGCCAGAAGCCGATGAGATCCCTGAGAAATACGAGTTCCAAATGCCCGAGGGCATGGAGATGGACGCGACGCTGGCCGATGCAGCAACGCCGATATTTAAAGAGCTCGGATTGACTCAGGAGCAAGCTGATAAGGTTACTGGGATTTATGCAGAGCATGCTAAATCTAAGGCCGATCAGGAGATTGAAACCTTCAAGACTCAGCTAAATGATTGGACTGGTGAGTTAAAAGCCGACAAAGATTTTGGCGGTGACAACTACGAATCCAACGTCGCGCAGGTGCAGCAGTTCTTTAATAAAACTGTGCCTGAGGATATTCGAGAGGGCTTAGTTGGAATGATGGAATCAACTGGTGTTGGCGTTCACCCCCAGATGGTAAAGTATTTCCATACACTCTCAAAGATGTTCCCAGTCGGCGAGGATGCACCCGGTCCTGGAGGTTCTGCACCTCAAAAGAATGGGTTAGATGCAATGCTTGATCGCATGTACTCAGATTAATAACTAAGAGGAAAAAATTATGGCTGGTATCGGTAATTCATATTACGACTTGGCTGACCTTCATAAAGACAAAGGTCCGGGCGATGTCATCAACCAATTAACTGAACTTAATCCAATGCTTAAGGATGCTAGCGCTGTTATGTGTAATAACGGCACGCAGCATCAGCATTCTATTGTCACGGGCCTCCCTGAGGTGGCGTGGGGTAAGCTATACAAGGGTACTCCGCAAAGCAAATCGGGCAAGCAACAAGTCTCTGATTCTACGGGTTTTGTTGAAGGTATTAGTACCATCGATAGCCGAGTTTTAGAACTTGCCGGGGATAAGCGAAACAACGTTCGTTTTACTGAAGCTCAAACGTTTCTAGAGTCGATGGCTCAGGAAGTGCAAGAGAAAATGATCTACGGTAATGACTCAACCAATGCAAGCGAGTTTATGGGTCTTGCGCCGCGATTTAATGACAAGAGCGCCGTTAATGGGCGTCAAATCATTGATGCAGGCGGCACTGGCTCAGACAACCAGTCAATTTGGATTGTTACTTGGGGTGATCGATTCTGTCACACTATCTATCCTGACGGCACAACAGCGGGTGTTTCACGTGAAGATAAGGGTGAGCAGCGTGTTTTAGATGCTGACGGAAACCCTTACTATGCGTTCGAAGAGAAGTTTAAGCAGCATATCGGTCTTGCGGTAAAAGACTGGCGTTACATCACTCGTGTTGCAAACATTGATACAAGCAACCTTCTTGCTGACCCAAGCGATATTGACGGATCAGGTAACGACTTGTACCACTTCCTACGTAAGGCTACATATCAGAACCAAGGCCGCCGAGTAAAGCAGTCAAACGGTCAAGATGGTTTCTACGCTGGGGGCAAGGTTTGCATGTACTGTACGACTGATGTGCTCGAAGCTCTCGACGCTCTTGGCACTAACAGCGGCGGCTCTGACAATTTTACTCGCTTGACGCCAATGGAAATCCAGGGCGAAGAGGTTCAGACTTACCGAGGTATCATCATCCGTGAAACTGACGCTCTTCTTAACACTGAGGCTCAAGTCACATAGTAGTTAGCTAACTTAACGCGCCCGGCTTAGGTCGGGCTTTAGCTTAAAAAAATTTGAGGAATAAATTATGATTGTATCTTTAGAATCGCTACTATCGAACGAGCAAGCTATTACAGTTACTGCTGCGTCGACAAACTATTTTGATAAGGGCGCAACTGGTACGCCGGCACTTTCAACTACTGCACTTATTCGGGACTTAGGTCCGGGTGAGCCGTTGCCATTGGAATGTGTTGTTAATGAGACATTCACCGCTGCAGGCGCTGCGACCTTGGTTGTAACGCTTGAGATGGATGACAACACGTCATTCTCATCGCCAACGGTTATGAAAACCTCCAAGACTTGGGCGGTTGCTGACTTGGTTGCTGGCACGCATATCTTTAATGATCTGTATATGCCAACTGATGTCACTCAGCGTTACTTCCGTCTCAACTACACGGTTTCAACTGGCCCAATGACAGCCGGTAAGATTACTGCCGGGTTCAGTGGTGGTCGTCAGACTAACGTATAGTGTGTCATGATTAGGGGCTGGGATGCCGGCCCCATTTTTTCGGACTGCAAAAGGTTGGAGAAATGTACAAATACAAGGTTTTATCTAAGGGTTACATTGGCGACACTATCTGTAAGCCTGGTCATAATGACCCTGTGATACTGAATGATAAGCTTGACCCTTGCCCATCATGGCTGGCATTGATACCGCAAGATGGTGACCCTATCGATGTAGTTGATGCTACCGAGGGCGCAAGAAATCTGGCGTCAAATAATGATGTAGACCTAACTAAGGTTCAAGGCTCTGGTAAAAATGGGCGCATCGAAAAGCGAGATGTTCAGGTATACTTAAAAGGTCATACTCCTGAAAGCTCTGTTTTTATTAAGCGCGAACAGGAAGATATTGACGCAGAAGAGGCTGAACAGAAGGCCGATAAAGAACAAGCAAGCTCGCCCGAGGTCATCTGATGACTACTGAGACAGATATTTGCAATATGGCTTTAACCCAGGTCGGGGCCGGTACGATTGATTCGTATAATGACGAGAACACCAAAGCTGCAACTACCTGTCGTCTATGGTATCCAATAGCGCGCGACGAAGTACTAGAAGAATTCCCCTGGCGATTCGCCAAAACAACCAAAGCTCTAGCCCTCACGGACGAGGATCCCAAAGAGTGGTCGTATAGTTACACTTATCCAAACGACTGTTTAAAAGTTCATTATGTGATACCGACTTTTGATAACGAAGACCAGTTTAATGATTTGCGGTCTGAGTTTCGCGACTACACACTGAATGAAGTCGCTTATGAAGTTGGGTACGGCACAGATTCGTCGCCTAGGATTTTGTGCAATACAGAAGACGCTTTTATTGCTTACACTAAGCGCGTGACAAGTACGGCGCTATTTAACCCAATGTTTATAACCATGCTTTCCTGGAAGCTGGCTTCATATCTTGCCGAGCCTATGGGCGGGGATAACAACCAAAGGCATAGGGCTTACGCTGAGGCTAAGTATCAACAGGAATCACAGAAGGCAATGGCCAAGGCTGCCAACGAGGCAAACAAAGGCGTCCAGCGCTTGCCTAACTCTCTAAAGGTTGCACACAGTCGATCAGCTCTAGATACGAGAGTCGGCTCTACATTCTGGAGGTGACACCCCATGGCTCGCGACTTGCAGCCTTCCTTCACTGGCGGAGAGATCGCGCCATCACTTCACGGTCGGGTTGACATATCCCGCTATCAAAGCTCCCTAGCTGAATGCAAAAACTTCTTCGTCCGAGCTCATGGCGGCGTCGAGCGTCGAGCTGGCTATGAGTTTATTGCCAATATCGCCGAGGGTGAGACTTACGCCGTAAGGGCTATACCGTTCATTTTCGGCTCGTCCCAGGCTTATGTGCTGCTCCTTACTGCTGGATATATCTATTTCGTGACTGACGGCGGTCTTGTCCTATCTAGCGCGAACAGCATAACCGGGATAACCCAAGACAACCCCTGCGTTGTCACGTCGAACTCGCACGGCTACAGCAACGGAGATGAAATATATCTCTCCGGGATTGTCGGGATGACGGAGCTAAACAACCGTTATTTCAAGGTTTCGAACTCCACGGCAAGTACGTTTGAGCTTGAAGACATGTATGGAAATACAGTTGATTCTAGTTCTTTCACTGCATACGTCTCTGACGGGGATGTCGCCGAAGTCTACAAAGTAGCTACGCCATACAATGAAAGCATTCTGTGGGATATTCGATTCACCCAAAGCGCCGACGTTATGACGTTCACCAACGAGCTTTACGACCCGTATGAGCTTGTAAGGGTCGGAAATAATAACTGGACAATGACAGCTATATCCTTCGCAACGACCGCCACAACGCCAACAGGGCTGCAGGTGAACCAGATAGGGGAGCCGTCCGGCTCTACCGGCAAGCATTACCGCTATGTGGTCACGTCGGTTGATGAGTCAGGCAGTGAGTCAGTCCAGTCTGATATCGTTAGCACTGGGTCGCTAGAGGCTGCTGTTGCTGTTTCCGGGGCTACGCAAGCGAATCCTTGCGTTGTAACTACAGCAGCACCTCACGGGTACAATAGCGGCGATACGGTATTTTTGGATGGCCTTGGGGGCATGACAGAGTTAAACGGTAGATTCTTCCGTATTAGTACAGCGGCCCCTGGAAACTTCACGCTGGTAGGCGTTGATTCAACATCGTATACAGCATACACGTCTGGCGGTACATCTCAGCGGGAAAAGGCACCTATTGATGCTTTATCTGACACGTATGGTAACCAGATATCATGGGTTGATGTACCGGATACCCAGTACTACAACATTTACAAAGAGTCGTCATATAACGCAAACATCTTCGGCTGGATAGGTGAAACCCTCGGGGGTGACACACTGTTCTCGGATTACAACTTCGGCCCTGATATGTCGATAACGCCTCCGATTAACTATGACCCATTTGACGGTGTGGGCAACCGTCCTGAGTGTGTTACGTATCACCAACAGCGCTTGATGTTCGGGCGCACGCAGAATGCACCGCAGACTGTATGGGGAACAAAGACAGGCGATTACAAGAACATGGATTTTTCCCGCCCGTCTCGAGATGATGACTCGCTTGAGTTTACGATCGCAGCTCAGCAGGTGAATGATATCCAGCACCTTGTTTCTCTGGATGATCTGATTGTTTTCACCACGGGCGGGGAATGGCGCGTACAGGCTGACGCTGACGGCGTGCTTACTCCAAGCAATATAAATCCTAGGAAGCAATCTTCGAGAGGTTCGTCTAATGCTAGGCCTATAGAGATTGGCAGCTCCGTCCTGTACGTCCAGGAGCGAGGAAGTAGGGTTAGAGACCTTCAGTATCGGTTTGAAGACGACAAGTATACAGGCGACGATATTTCGATATTTGCCAGCCACCTGTTTGATGGTTACACGATAATCGATTGGACTTACGCCCAAGAGCCATACAGTATGGTCTGGGCAGTTCGTAGCGACGGCAAACTGCTGTCACTGTCATATCTAAGAGAGCACCAAGTATACGGCTGGTCGCAGCATGATACCGACGGATTTGTTGAGTCTGTTTGCTCCATCCCTGAGGGTGACGAGAATGTTGTCTATATTGTTGTTCGAAGGACTATAAGCGGCACGGACTACAGGTTTGTAGAGAGAATGAGCACGCTTTCATTTGAGACGGTTGACGATTCGTTCTTTATCGATAGCGGACTGACCTATGAGGGACCAACTCATACGATAACAGGTGCAACTCAGGCAAACCCTGTAGTAATAACAGCTACGGCTCACGGTCTGGAGACTGATGACATTATTTGGATTCGTGGCGTTGAAGGTATGACCGAGCTAAATGACGTTCAGTACAGTGTTGTGAAGATAGATGCTAATAGTTATTCTCTTCGAGATACGCTAAACCAGGCTATCGACGGGACTGCATACGCCGCATACACGTCAGGAGGCACGGGATATTATTGCACTAATACGATAACCAACTTGCATCACCTTGAAGGAGAGACTGTAACAGCTCTCATAGACGGCAATGCTGAGTCTGGTATTTCGGTTACAAATGGTTCTGCAACTATGAGTGTTGCCGGCAACAAGGTAAGCATAGGCCTTCCCTACTCTTCTCAGATTCAGACGTTACCTATATTGCTGGATGGCAGCATGCAGTCGCGCAAGAAGAACGTTAAACGGGTTCACATGCGAGTCCTTAATACTCGAGGTCTTGCTGCTGGGGCTACACTTAACCAGATGGAAGACATCAAAGAGCGAACGCCTGACTACAATTACGGAAGTATCCCGCTTCAGACTGATGTGCAGAGAGTGGAGATAACCGGAACATGGGATAACTCTGGCCAAATATATGTGCAGCAAAACTATCCACTTCCGGCTACAATATTGCAGATAATCCCAGAGGTGACTACTTGACGAAAATTGATGTTGTAGCAGCTGAGAGATCGCATATTAATCATATTGCTGAAAATATGAGGGATGCAGATGTCGCCGAAGTTGCCGCAATGTCAGGATTGTCGCCTTTTGACGCGCTTGACGGAGGCTTAAAAGTCTCAACTTTATGTTGGACGGCGTTGGTTGATGATAAACCTTGCCTTATGTTTGGCGTTTGTCCTGCGCCTGGATCGATAATAGCTCCAGTAGGCATCCCTTGGCTTTTGGGCACTCCAGATATTAAAAAGATGCGCCGCAAATTCATAGTTGAATGCAGGGATTATACCAATATAATGCTTAGGCATTATCCAAGTTTAAGAAACTTCGTCGATGTAAGAAACAAAACTAGCATTCGCTGGCTTAAATGGCTTGGCTTTGAGCTTGGCCCAGAGATAGAGGCTGGTATTAACGGCGAGCTTTTCCATCCATTTTATATGAGGGGCTGATTATGTGTGATCCGGTGAGCGCATCGGTCGCGGTTATGGGTGGTTCTACCGCGTTCAATGTTTACTCAGGCGTACAAGAGTCAAGATACCAAGCCAAAGTTGCCCGAAATAATGCAGCTATCAACAGGAATCTTGCAGCTGATGCGCTTGAGAGAGGCGCTATTGCTGAGAATATCCAGCGAGAGCGCACTCAACAGCTTAAGAGTCGTCAGCGGGCAAAGTTCGGTGCTTCAGGCGTCGATATATCTTCAGGTTCTGCAGCTAGGACAATCGCAGACACGGCTATGATAGGTGAGCTTGATGCTTTGACTATTCGCAGTAATGCGCAGCGCGAGGCTTTTGGGTTAGAAGTGGGAGCCCAAAATCTGATTGAGCAATCAAGGCTAACCCGTAGGCGTGGAGCCTCCCAAGCTATAGGGAGTATTCTGGGAGGCGCTAGTCAAGTAGCAGGCCTTTATGCCGCAGGAGGTGGTCAAGGCGGCCAAGGGGGTGCTCGTGCCTAAGGTTGAGACGCTAAGAACGCCGCAAGTTGCAGTAAGCGCTGCGGCCAATGTTCAGCAGAGCTTTGATACTCGCGGGGCTTTTGGTGAGGATATCGCCAGAGCCGGTCAGCAGATAGGCGGACAGATAGCAAACTATGCTCTCGAGCAGAAAGCCAAAGACGACGCTGCAGCGGTAAAGAATGCGATAAGCGAATACCGCAAGAGCATTAATAATCGCACGTATCTTGATGAAGACAGTTATTACAATCGCCAGGGTAAGGACGCTTATGATTCATACGAGCCTATGGCTTCTGAACTTGATGATATACGCAAGCTTATTGGTGAAAAGTTAGCGCCAGGCAGGCAGCAAGAATCGTTTAGTGAGATGTCGCAAGGCTTCCTTGACCGGGAACTGGATAGCATGTCTCGGCACGCCTCTAAGGGTCGCATGCAGTGGCAGAATGAATCCGACTCAGAAGCTGTAAATCAGGCTGTCGAGGACGGCTCTCTACGCTACACGAACAACTCTACCGAAGTTGAGCAGGTCAAAGCCCTGACTAAAAACCTGGCGGCAAGAAATGGTTGGTCTCCAGAGAGGACAGAAAACGAAACATTATCTAAGCTTTCAACGATGCATAAGCAGGCCATCGATAACATGATGACCTCCGAGCCACTTGCTGCGGAAAAATACTTCGATGATCACAAAGACCAAATCCTACCATCCATGCATGACGACATCAAAAGGCAGATCAAAAATGCAGATGACGGCATGCTGGCTCAAAGTACTGCTGATGCTGCTCTTGCTTTTGACAGCCTTACTAGCGCCCGCGACTTTGTAAAAGAGTCCATCACGGACAACCCAAAGGCTAGACAGAAAGCTCTGTCTATGGTTGAGCATGAATTCAGAGTGCTTGACCATGCTAAGCGAACCGAGCAGGCCGAGATTGTTGATACTGTAGGAAAACACCGCTTGGATGGTGGGTCTGTTCAGAGATGGGCGATCAACAACCCTTCTGAGTGGGATAAGCTTGACTTTAAGCAGCAGGAGTCGCTACTTAAAACGGGTAAGGTTGAGACCGACTGGGAAGTCTACTCTGAATTGGAAGACAAGATTGAAGCTGGAGATATTGAACGTGAGGCAGATATAAGATCGTTCGGCTCCCAGATATCACCGGTTCACCTCAATACTCTGGCTCGCGAGTTTAAGAAGCGCAAGCAGATATCTAATGCACAGCTTAGGCGCTTATATTCGGATTATGGCGGCAAGGTTGGCACTCCTTCAAAGCCGTTGAAAGGCGAAAAGGCTGACCAATGGAATGCGTTCAAAGATTACATAACCAATAACCTAGAAGAAACCGCTAGGCCTGAAGATCTTGATAAGTGGGCTTCGCGATGGTTTACATCGGGCGAGGCTCGAGGCTCTAAGTGGTATCACGTCTTTGGCGATACTGACGACACTCTAGGCGAGGCTATAACGGCTGGGCGAGCGGATAACTTCGTCATAGACCTACCGGAAGATGTTGATCCAGAAGAGATGCGATCAATGTTCGCGACTCTTGGCGTAGAGGGTGATGTTAATGATAGTTATTGGAAGCTGTACGTCCCTGCTGCTGATTGGCTGGAAGCGCACAAAATGCAAGTGAATAATGCACATGTTGGCGCGGTAATATTCCTTAGAAACCAAGGCCTTAAGGTAAACGCTGACAATATTGATTACGTTATCCAAAGCTCGAGGACCGACTAGTGCCGACAGTAAATGTTGATTATTCTAAGGTTGATATATCTAAACTCGAGAAAGATCAGTCACCTAGAGAGAGTAAGCTTAGAGAGTCGTGGAGTACCACAAAAGACACACCAGCCCCTCAGGCTGCGCACATCTCAAAGCTTGCTAGTGATACCGCCAATCCTGTCAGTCTCGTCAAAACTGAGACCAAGAAGATTGAGAACGACAAGCGATTTCAGGATATAGATAAGGCCCTGTCGAACGCTCCAAAAACTCAGCAGTGGTTTTCTAACCCGGAGAATATGGCTCAGGCTAAAGATGATGCGGAGCGGCTTGGATGGTTTGAGGGCATATTTAAAAACCTTGGCAAGTCAATGGGCGAGTCCCTAAAGCAGTCGACCACAGGCGTCGCTATGGGAAGCCTTGATGCTACTGCTGATTCGATCGACGACTTCGTTCCTATGGGGGCTCTACCGATGCAGGCTATGCCGGCTAGCATGGCTCCGATAATGTCGCTTGAGTTAACCTCTAATATTGGTGTTGAGTCT